TGGCCCCGCTAAGATTGGCCGCGCGAAGATCGGCCCAGCTAAGATTGGCCCCGCTAAGATTGGCCCCGCTAAGAGAGGCCCCGCGAAGATCGGCTCCGCTAAGATTGTCTGCATCAACTTCTTTTATAACTGCGCCGGTGTTTTTGTGTTTAATCTGTATCATTTTTCTACCTTCCCAAACGGCGGTCGCCGGTCTATTCGATCCGCCAGGCGTTCCAGCCTGTAGGCCAACCGTAGTAACCAGCGCCGCGCAAGTTTTCGCATCAGTTTTCGCATTAGTCGTCCTTCGGATATGACGCACAGCAGGCCCAAAACAAAACGAACAGGGGCAGCGCAATGCACAGGTATGCGATAAAATATTTCATTCTGTGATTTCCTGGGCGCGCTTCGGCGCCTACATTTTTGCAATGTCTGCCGCCATTGCGTCGAGCGGATCCGCTACAGCGTTTGAGGCACCGGCAAACTCTGCACCGAAGGCCATGTAGTTGATTGCGTCGGTGTAGCTGTCCAGCTTGGCTCTGCTAGTGTGCAATCGGCCCAGTTTTACCGCGACCATCATCATCGCCACATCGTATTCGGTGATCGGCCTGCTCAATATCACCGTCGCAATGTCTGCAATGCGCTTGAAGTTTTCGGCGGCTTCGCCGTATTCTTTGCCGCGTTCGCCAATGAGATTGGCGCAGGTGGTCAAAACGTCTTTGTGTCCGGTCATTATCTCGATCCCATCCTGTGTGGCGTGTAGCATAGGCGAGAGTGCTGCGGGCAATAAGACGCGCCTAAGCCGGTGAACCTCCCGCAACACTTAACATCTGGATTACGCGGATCGCCAGCGATGTACGCGCACTGTTGCTGCTGCCGCTCGCTAAACAATATGCCCCCACGCAATTCTGGCCGGTTGAATAGATCGTCATTGCGGCGTGCGATTTCGCGGCGGGTCGCCTTGTATTTCAAGGCGGGGGGCTTTGGCCGGTCTGGCTTTTTCACCTTTCCGCTACCAAGTTTTGCGCGGGTGTCGAGATCGACGCCCTTGTTGCGCAGGCGAAAAATTTTACCAAGGACAGCGTTGCGGGTTACGCAAATCTCTTTTGAGATTTGCGTGGCGGTTAATCCTGACCGCCACAGCTCAATCAATTTGCCTGGATCAATTTTCATGTTTTGACCCTTTCTATTGCATTGAGGCAATCCGCAATCGCTTGGCGGTAGCCCTCATACCACGCCAGTTCCCTCTCGCTTGGTGAATGAATCAAACCTCCCTTGGGTGGGTCCAACAAACTAACCGCAAGCCAGAGTTTGTCCAGCTTGTCTTTCATCATGCGCCGGTTGCCCTCGATACGAGCCTCTTCGTTCAAGATGTACGAGCTTGTCATTAGTCTGCCTCCCTCTTCGCTTTATTGTAGCCGTCTTCGTAAGCGAGATCCATGTATTCGATCAGGATGTCAGCCAAAACGGTTTCCATGTTGACCAGTGGATCTCCGCTCTTGTCAGCGAGAGCTTCGATAATTTCCTTGGCCAGAGCCGAAATTTCGAGATTGGTCATTTCAAATATCCCCTCTTTTTCAACTCAAAAATAGCGTTCTCATTCATAGGCTCGTCTATCGTGCCGCAGACAATCCCATCGAGCAAGACAATTTCCGTCGGCCCGTCTAGGTAGTCCAGATCTGAAATGTCAAGACATTCAACCTGGCCCATGTGGCCCAGCTCTGCCTCAAGCTCTGTCTCAAGCTGGTGCCATGACGTGTAGTGATCAGAGACAGGCAGTTCATCGTCTTCTTTCCACCAGTGAACTCTAAATGACATTTTGTATCTCCTCGTTTTGTTATGATGATTACATACGATACATAACGAAACGTGTCAACTGAAAAATGAAAAATAAAGTCAGGCGCGCTTTAGGGCCGATAACAAGCTGTTCTGCGTGGCATCTTTGACGCTGAGGACATCAAGGACTCGTTGATCAATCGTTCCGTCACAGACAATGTGCAAGACGCGAACGGGCTTCACCTGTCCCTGCCGGTGCAAGCGGGCGTTGAACTGCTGATAATACTCAAGCGACCATGTCAGGCCAAACCAGACAATCAATGAGCCACCATTCTGAAGGTTAAGGCCATGGCCAGCTGATTGTGGATGGGCGAGCATCATCTTGATCTCGCCCCGGTTCCACCTGTCGATCGTCTCCTGCGTTTTGTCGAGCACAACCGCGCTCGGAAAGCGTTTTTGCAGGCGCTCAAGATCATGCCGGTAATTGTAGGCAACGAGGATCGTCTCGCCGGGATTATCCTCGACGACCTCGGCCAGGGCGTCGAGCTTTGCGGTGTGGATTTCTGACCAATTCTTTTTGTCATCGGTGTACGCCGCACCATTGCTCCATTGCAGCAGCTTGTTGGCGAGCACGGCAGCTGTTGCAGCCTCGACTTCCTCGCCATCTGGCAGCTCCGCCAGCAGCGTCTTCTCGAAGTCCATGTACCGGGCCATAATAGGCGCGGGCAACTCCACAAGCTCAGTCAGGTTGATGCGCGGGGGTACGTCGAGGTAATCCTCGGCACTCATGTGGATGGTGGCAGGCTTCATCAACTCGCGAATGGCCTCGGCTTCCGCGTTACCGCGGATCTTCCAGTTGAACCCCGTGTAGTCCTGCTGGAAAAACCGCTGGCGGTAGCTGGTGATGGTGCGGCCGAGTGCCTTGCCAAAATCAATCAGGAACATCTGTGCCCAGACGTCCAGCAGGCTGTTGGGCGAGGGCGTCCCGGTCAGCAGCAGCATGTAGTTCGTCTTCGTCAGGACCGAGCGCAGGGCCTTGAACCGCTTGGACGAGGGGTCTTTGAACGAGCTGCTCTCGTCGATGACAACCATGTCGAATGGCCACTTGGCTCCAAGAGCCTTCACCAACCACATCACGTTCTCGCGGTTGATGACGTAGACATCGGCAGAGCGTTGCAGCGCAGCAAGGCGATCGCGAGCCGACCCTGTGGCGACCGACACGCGCAGATGCTCCGTGTGGCGCCATTTGCGGGCCTCACTGGCCCAGACACTATTGGCCACGCGCAGCGGCGCGATAACAAGAACACGGTGGACTTCCAGGTCGTCGATCAGGTCAGCAATGGCGGTCAGACTGGAAGCGGTCTTGCCGAGCCCCATGTCGAGGAATAGGCCGCAGCGTTTGCGTTCCTTGATGAACTCAACGGAGCGGTTCTGATAGCCGTGCAGGTCCGAGCGATCAAGCATTACGGAAACACCTTCACCGCTTCAAGGTCATCAATCACCCGCACGTCGCAACCGAGATCCTGCCTGCGCCAGTGATCGCGCATTTGCAGGAGCGTCGGTTGCTTGCCCGGGGCTTTCAGCTCGACAAAGATGATCCGGCCGCCGGGCAGGGTGACGATCCTGTCCGGCACCGAGCGGCGCCCAGGGCTGACGAACTTCTCGCACAGGCCGCCCAGCTCTTTCACTCTGGCGACGAGCGCCTTCTCGATATCGCGCTCAAGCATCCTATTGCTCCTTGTCCCACGTATCTTTTGTATCAAGATATGCGGCGCAAGACGGATCGTTCTCGTTGTAATAAGCACTCACGACGCGGCCCCCATATCTTCAAGCGCCTCGTGCGCCAGTTTGACGTACCGGTCGTAGTCCACGTCGTCTGGAAACTCCGCCGGAATGTCTTGCAATGGCCGTGCGCCATCCGAGCGAGGCACCTTGTTGCTGTTCTTGGCATAGCTGATCTGCTCGTCCGCGCCAACCTCCGTGGAGTAGTAGAACCGGATGGCTTTACCCTGAAAGTCGTCGCGCCAGACAGCCCCGCCCTGAACAGTTCGCAAGTGAACAAAACTGGTAATATCCATGCATTCGCGGATCGTCCGCTCCATCGGTGTCCCGGTCGACAAGTAAAGGGCGACTGCGTCTGCAACGATTTTGAAGTCAGGGTTCTTGGCGAGACCGCCGGTGGCGTACACGCCCTTGCGTTTGACCTCGCCGTCTGGTTTGACAGCGATGTAGTTGTTGACATCTCGACTGTGCAACGATCGGTAGTCCGAACGCTCCAGCTCGAACGACGTGTCGAGCATCCAGTCGAACAGGACATCGTTCAGCTCGTTTTCCCTCTTCTTATCACCTAGGGCAACCACGCCGTCGGTATTGGCGCTGACGACCCGACAACCTATTGCCTCAATGCGCTCGATCAACATCAGCAGACAGAGCTGCCCGGTGATCGTTGTCTGGATCATCAGCTGCGGG